GTAACCTGTGGTTTGAAGAGTCTCGGTGAGGATCTTGCCTTCCTCAGCGATTGCTCTCTCTTGGTTTTCAAGAAGTTGTGCGACTACGCCTTTCTTATAGGAGTCTTGAATCTTTTCGCAAGATTCGTGCTCTAGAACGGGTGCCCACTTTTCTTGTAAGGATGCGAATGCCATTTTTTGGTTTTCTCCGTTTTAAAAAAAGTAGTTTTTACGAATAATCATTTAGACCACATCTTAAGTGCGTCTACGTACTTCGACATAGACTGAGATGTAGTTTCTTCTACAAGGGGCTCACCTCCGTTATCCTCGGTAGGATCGGTTGCTGTTTCAGCAACTACCTTGCGAGTGAAGTAAGATTCCTTGATGGTTTCGATCTTCTTACGAAAATCGTCTTCAGTTTCAAACTCAACACCCTCTGCGAGAGAAGCAAGCTTCTCCTTCTGGGTCTCTGCGAGACCTGCAGCGCACTCGTTCACAATTTCCATTTTGGTATAATGTCCAATTCTCTTATTGAGTTGGACGTTGGCGTCGATTTGCTCGTTGAGTTTAGCTTCCATCTCATCAAGCTCTCCAACCATGCCGTCAAGCAGGTTGAATTTCTCTTCGGGCACAGTCATGTTGTGCTCCATAAAGAGATTCTTTAGTCCGTTGAAGAAAGATTCGGAAATCTCATTCTTAATACCGTGCTCGATCTGGAGTTGATTTTCCTTCATCCAGGTCTCAGCAACATATGAGAGATAGTCATCTACCTTCTCGGACAATTCTGTTTTGATGCTCTCTACCTCTTCGGTAAGAGTAGCTTCAAATGCTTCTTGGATCTGAGCGACCTCAGCATTAACCTTCTCGGTTACTACTGCTTCAAAGATCGTTACTGCACGGTCTCTGAATTCTTCTGATAGGTCTTCACCAGCGACAAGAGCGTCAACATCTTGAGTAAAGTCGTACTTGGTTTCAGCGATTGTCTCTTCTTCGCCATCTTCTACGTCCTCCATTTTAGCGGATGCAGCAGAGGGCTTAGTGGTGTGACCACCATCGCCAACGTGCTTTACTGATGCAGCTGCAGAAGCGCCAGCATTCTTGGTGCCCTTAGCACCTTCTTCAGAATCAGTGTCAACACTGATTACTTTCTTGGCACCACCTTTGGAGGTGTCCATTTTTTCGCCAGGCTTTGCATCCTTGGTGACTGCGTTAGAGCCTTCGCTCACTTCTTCCATTGAATCTAGCTCTTTGTCGAGGGTCTCAGACATTTGATAATCTCCGTTAAGCATTTGTTTGTCTATGTTTATTTATAAATTACAAACTCTTCAAAAACTGCTCAAACGCGGAAATTTTGCGCTCTTGCAAGTTGATTAGAGTTGCGTGGTCTATTTCGTCTTTGATCTCAGCGACCGCAGACTCTTTCAGGATTCCATTATCCCAAACCCACTCTTTACCTTCCATAATTCCATCAACAAATGCGTCTGGAGCAGAAGGATCTGCAACAATATCAGCAGCAGTGGCAAGCATAAAGTCATCTGCAACAACGTTGCAACCCTCTTTTTTGATGAGGGATCCCATGCCTCTGGAGGAGACACCCAACTTTACGCCTTCATCTAGCAAATTCTTAGCGATCCTACCCATAGGGGTTTCCAAGATTTGTGCTTTACCGATGAAGTTATTGCCTTCCTGTTTAAGGGAAACGATTCTATGAGAAACGCGATCTAGGTTAATCGATGGACCATCGGGATGACCCAACTCACCAAGAGCACGTCCTTTTTGAATGTAACTCTCATCATATTTAGCAACTTCTCTAGCGAGAGTCTTGACAGGATACATTCTCCCATTGCGGTTTTTTACTTCCGCTTGTAGGAATACACCTTCGATAAATTGACGCTTCTTACCATCAACTTCTTCGGTGAGAAAATCTACCTGTGCTACTTCTTCACTGATCAGTTTCATCTGTTGTTTCCTCTTCTGTATCTGGGGTTTCTTCGGTTTCAACTTCTGCCGTAGGAACTTCTACTTCATCAGCAGGTGGTTCTTCAGGCAATCTTCCGTCAACTTCAACATCTTCGGGTGCTTCAGTGCCATCGGGTAGAGCGTCGGCAACAGCATCGGCAGCATCTTGACCAGTGTCATCGAGATTAAATCCCATAGATGCAGCAAACTCAAGCTTCTTTGCTTGAATCAAGTCCACAGTTTTAGAGGCAAGAGCATCATTTACAGCATCCATGGCGTCCTGTTTGGAGTCGCCAAAAATCTTATCAACAATTTCTTGCGCGATTTCGGAAGGCATAATAAATCCTAATTATATAGAGTTATTTATCAATTTAAATTTCACCCTGTTGCATCTCCGCTTCATCGGGACCTTCTACTGCAGGTGCTGCCCCTTCTTCAGGGGGCATTTCACCGCCAGCAGCCATAGCGGGATCCATTTGCGCTGCTGGATCAAGTACAAGACCTGCGGCAATCTCATCTTTAATTTGTTTGTCAATTTCTTTAATCTCAGATTCAGTTTGCTTGAGCACTTGACGGCGCATATAATCCAGTGAGAAATATTTGCCGACGAATGGATCCATTGTAGCAACCTGATTCATTCTTTCATTGCGGATTTCAATCTCCTTCAATTCGGTGAAGTAGTTATCAGCAATGAAATCAAATTGAATGTGCTCCTTCATATCATCCCATTCCTCAAGAGAGCAAATACCCTTAAGAACGAGTTGAGTCTTCAAGAGATCCACGAATAACTCAGAGAATCTCTTACGGAGACGAGCAACAAACTTCTGAAACTTAACTTCGTCACGAGTGATCTCTGCAGCGCGACCGATGTTAAATGTAGTTTCTGTTTCTAGACGAGACGAGGGGACGTTGAGTGCCTTATACAGTTTCTTTTGGAAATACTTAACGTCTTCCAATTCACCTAGGTTTTGTCCACCAGGAAGAGTTGTGATTTCTGTACCTCTACCACCCTCACGGCGGGGCAACCAGAAGTCTTCCAACATGGACATAAACTTCTTGTCGTCCTTGATCTCACCAGTGTTAGCATCGTATACTAGTTTATTACGATAGCGACCCATGACTTCACGCAGATATTGCTCTGCCTTATTCTTGGGAAGATTACCAACGTCAATGTAGAAAATTCTACGCTCGGGTGCTCTACTCAAACGGTAGATAACCAGAGAGTCTTCAATCATACGGAGTTGGTTTACCGCTTTGATTGCTTTGTGAAGATGAGACAGCACCATGTTTTTGTTGAGATCCATGATGCCAGAGTGGCAGTAACAAATAGAATCTGGAGCAATCTTCATGCCCTGATTGGTTGAAGCATTCTTCAAACCTTTGGGGTCAAACACAAAATAGTCTGCTGCCTTTGAGGTCAATGCCTCATTGACATTCATATTGCGTAGTTGCTCAGGACGCTTTTGCTCACGCTCACTGACCTTACGAATTTTACGAGGGTCAATGTAGCGCAAATCAACCAGACCACCGCTAGGATTATCTGGATCGATTACTTTATGATAAAAAAGTCTCCCGTCAACATACCAGCGACGGAAGATCTCATACGAGCGATTGTCAAAATCAAGAAGACGAAGGATCTCATCAAATTCTTCTCTAATGAGTTTCTTGATTTTATCTGATTGCTTTAGGTTGGATAATTCTACTGCGACAGGAACGTCGTCAAAATTACCACAAATAGTTTCGTTGACAATATCATCAACTGCACTATCACATTCTGGTTGCAAAACCATCTCTCTGTATCTGGAGATTAGCTCATACTCGTTACGTACCGCGCCGTCCATATCTACGGTATATCCGTAGTAACCGCCGCCCGAAACTGGAAGTGAGCCGTCTAGGTTATCCTTTTGCACGAAAGAAGGCCCCTTGGGGACCTTCTTTGCACGCTCCAGTGAAAAACCAAAAATCTGTGATGCCATTATATTAGTAACGTAATCCCTGGACTATTTAGGTAGTTTCAGATCAGGTGTTTCCGCCCGCTGGTGCAACAGGTGCCCAATACTGGACCTGGAGCTCAACGGTGAATTCTTCAATCGCATCGTTGTTGCCGTAATCCAGATCAATAGCAGATACGCTGCTGGGGAATACGTTGTAGAATCTGTAGGACTTGAGCACTTGAGGTGCATCCGAATCCTGCAGGTCACGGGACAACTGATGGACGCTCATGTCAGCGAAGTAACCAGTCGAGTCAGAAGCATCACCGAGAGTGCCAGCAGCAGTGAAGTTTTCGTTTGCTGCCTGAATGCTGTTTGCCCACAATTCAAATGCGTTACGCAGAGTGAATTTGGTATCATTCATGATGGTGATTGTCCAAGGCTCGAAGGTTCTGTCACCTGCGATCTTGAGGACACGACCTCTGAAAGGTACTTCGATAACACCGATCTGAGATGCGGGAAGATTTGCTGCTCTAACAGTAAACTTACCCAAGTTAGTCAACGCTGCATCATTGATGATGCCCGTAGGGAATGCCAGGTCTACCTGGAATAGATTAGGGCGAGCAAAATCATTTACGATACTCGCTTTAAAGTCGTCTAGTGTGCCTCTAATAGCCATTTTTTTCTAATGCCTCCGTCGTTTATATTTAGTTAAATGAATTTTTTGAGGGGTCCTTGCGGACCCCAAAGTTATCAGTTAGCGACTTCAGCGAAGCTAACACCCGTGCGAGTAGCAACGAAGGTCAGCGTGATGTAGTTGATAGTGCGCGTGGGCTTGACATAAATCTCAGCGTAGAATTCGCCACGATCTACTGCATCGGGAGGGTTGTTGGTCTCATCGCACTTGACGAGGAAGTCGGTAACACCTCTACGACCTTGGACATCACGGAGGTAAGGCTCAACGATGTTGGTGAAGAGTGTGCGTTGTGCTTCATCATTCTGCTCAAAGAGTTGAGTCTTAGCAGCAGTGCCGATAACTCTCTCGATAACGAGGAAGAGGCGACGGACGTTGATGCGATCGAATGCAGAAGCGAAACCTTGTGCAGTCTTGTCACCGAAGAGGACAACACCTTGACCAGGGAAGGAAACAATGGGGTTGACTCTTGATGCATACAGTGTGTCACGCTGTGTCTTATTGGGAGAGAATGCAAGTTTGATTGCATTTCTCAGGACACCGCGAGCGAAACCTGCAGGAGAGAACCAAGGTTCTGCTACGTTTGCAGTATTCAGGACCAGACCAGCCATGTCACCGTTGCAAGGGACATAACGATAAACGTCAGAATACTTATCGTAGATATACTTGTAACCACTATCGAAGACCGCATAGTTGGTGCTAGGCAGTTGATCGAAATAGTTGACCATGTTTCTTACGATTGTATCGCCATTGGTAATGCCGATAACATCAGATCTCTTAGGAGAGAAGAAAGCGAGGCAATCTTTACGAGACTCGATGATGCTGGTGATGACGGAAACTTTTGCGATTGCAGATGCATCGTCGTTTCCTGCAGGACCAGAGAGGATGAAGTCAATGGTTTGAGACTCAGGATCGGAAATCAGATCATAAGCATCGCCAACTAGAGTGTTGGTGATGCCATAAGTACCAGCAGATGTTGCATAAGTTGCACCTTCGCTACCAGAAACAGCACCGAGACGATAGTAGAATGTAGCATTATTCTTAGATCCAACGGTGGTTGCACCAGCGGGATAGGAAGTTGTGCCGTCTGCGTTACGAAGGAGGTTGAAGCGACGGTTGATTGCACTTGCACCCCAGTTGCCAGCTGCAGCGTTACCAGCAGTGCCAGCAAAAGCAGCAGTTTCGTGGGATCCCCACCAGAGATATTCAGAGCGTTGCTTGATTACAGTCTTGTAGTAGTTAACTGCACCGACAGTGGACTTAGCATCGGATGCTTTAGAAACACCGATGAAACGCTCAAGGACTGTGCCAGGGTTTCCAGTGATTTCACCGTCAATGTCAACAATCAGAATGTGCATTTCGTCGTTAGAACCACCAACGCTGCTAGCGAATAGGGAGGTGCCAGGACGTTGTGCAACGTTGATCCACTTGGAGCCAGGGAGATACTCACGCTCAGCATACTCATTTCTTACAGAAGAAACGGTTACGTTGGTGGAGTTAGTATCAGCAACGATGTCGTTAGCAGCAAACTTGACGCTACCAGAATCGAGACCAACATAGAGACGACGCTCAATACCATTTGCTGCGATAGCAGCAGTGTTGGTGCCCTGAGTGATGACATCATCTTCAGCAATGATACCAGTAACACCACCAGCAGGAAGCTCGATCTCAAGGACCTTATTGCCAGCATCCCATGCTACAACGGTTACTGCTTCGTTAGATCCACCAATGTCAATAGTGGTCGAAGTGCCAGGAGTGAAGCTGCCGACTACGGTGTCAACAGTGAGTTTCAAGGAATACTTGTAAACTCTACCAGCAGCGCCAGATGCAGCGGTGACTGCTTCGTCAGCAACGAATTCGTGCTCGTTACCAGAACCAGGAGCGGGACATACGAGAATCTGATCAGCACCAGCGTCAGTTACGAAAACGCCAATGGAGTTACCGAGAGTGCCTGCATAACGCGAAGCCCATTCCCAAGTGTTGGAGTTGCTGTTTTCGTAAGTGGTTTCGTAGTCTTGAAGATTTTTAATCAGGACCGAAGTGCCTGTATTAACAGCATTCTTCAAGAGAGAATCCGAAACACGGATGGTCTTAAGGACACCACCATATGCAAGGAATTGCGAAGCGGTATACCAATACTCGTAGTTATAGTCGTCGGGCTCACCGAAAGTTTGGACAAGAGATCTTTCAGATGCGATCTCAATAATTTCTTCAACGGGACCTTGAGAGAATGGTGCCACCAAGACACCTACGTTTAGTCCTACTGGGGCGGTTACTGTAGTTAGGTCCCTTTCCTGGATTACTACCCCTGGGGACAACTGGTTGGAAGCACTCATGTTTTAAACTCCTAGAATGGTCATCGAATGTCTAGGATTATTTATA